GTTTCTAGGCGTATGATTTTGCGCTCATGTTCCTGTACCATGGCAGTGTCGTCGTGGGGTGGCATTTAAAGGAGTAGCGTAGCGGGTGGTAGCATTAGGCGGCGAGTAGGTCGTCCAGGTGTTTAATGCCGCGCTGCACGTTGGCCAGCTCACGCTGTAGGCAGACGCGCTCGTCTTCAAGGCGCCGGCGCTCGACCGGATGCAGGCCCGCCGGCGGCTCGGAGAAGCGCACGGGCTTGGTCAGGTCGTTGTCAAACTCGGTGCGGGTTTTCAGCGCGTGGTAGCGGGCCAGGGCTTTGGCGCTGCGGGCGGCGCGCTCTTCGACGGTGAGCAGGCGGCCGCGGGCGGGGGTAGCAGTAGCGGTAGACATAGGACTTAGGGCAGTAAAAAGGTGGGGTACTTGCTGGTGAGCCACACCACGAGGGCGGCTAGCGACGGTAAGGGTCGAAGCTTGGGCGGTCGTCCGGCCGGCGGATGCCCTGCACCACGACCGACGGCGTGCGGCTGGGTGCCGATGCCCCACAGCAGTTGGCTTGCGGGTAGAAGCTGCCGAACTCGGCCGCGTTGGCCTTCAGCCACTTGGCTAGCGCGACCTCGTAGGTGAGCGCATCGCCGTCATAAATAGTAGCTTGGCGGGCCAGGTCACGGCCGTCAGCCGGCTGGCTATGCTGGCTGGTTTTCACCACAAAGCCATTCGAAACCGCCGTTTGCTGGGCAAAGGGCATGTAGCGAGCCATGGCGGCGCAGGCCACTACCCCTAGGGACTTGGTGCGCAGCGTGCTCCAGGGGAACACCAGGGGCACCGGGCTGGCCGCCGGCGCGTTGCGCTCCAACTCGACCAGGCGTAGCAGCTCCGTGGTGAGGGCATCGAGCAGGATGGGGCGCAGGCGCAGGCGCTGGGCCACCAGGATGTGGGGCCGCATGCGGTCCATGTCCAGCGACTCAGGCAGGTCGGCATAATCCGCGAAGTCGGCCCTATTCAGTAGTAGCGGCTCCATTGGTGGCGTACAGCGTCAGGTTTTGAATCGAATAATTGCCGCTGGGGCACACGGGCGTATCGGGCTGGTCGGGCCGCTGGAAGGTGGTAAACACGGCCACCAGCGTGCGCTCGATGCTGCGCTGGTTGGTGTTGACCACCATATTTTGCACGTACAGCGTAGCGTCGTTGAACTCTTGACTGGTGCCGAGCTTGCCGGCCGTGGCCTCTCCGTAGAGCAGATTCGGAATCTGGAAGACGGCCCGGATATCGGCCTTCAGCGTTTCGCCATCGGTCTGGTAGCGCTTGCTGGCGTCGGGTGCCGATATCGTGGTGATGGTCGGCGTGGTATCCTTCGACAAGGCGTAAAGCAGCATGATGCGGTCGCCATCTTCGCCCACGAAGCTGCCATATTTCACGCCGTTGGCGGCCATTACTTCTTGCGTGGGGTTGTCCGTGCCGTACTCGGTGATGATAGTCTTATCGGAGTAGCCCGACTTGACATCGGTGCGTCGGCTGCGCTTGAGCCGGGCCTCGGTTTCCATATCGACCTCTACTGGCTCGTATACCTGCTCGGGGTAATAGCCGGCCTCATCAAGCCAGGAGCAATACACCTCGCCGGGGTAGGCCTGCGGGCCACCGGGCCAGGTGGCCAAGCGCTCGGCGCGCTGCTCGGCCGGCTCGTTGGGGTCGAAGACCAGGTGCAGGGTGGGCTTAGGCGGCCGGGCCTTCGAGCCGGGCACCTTGGGGTGCAGCTGGAACACGTAGTCGATGCTACCATCTTCCAGCGGAATACCCAGGCGCACGTTCTCAGTGGCTAGGTAGTATACCGAGAACGGGTTGCCGTTCAGATTGATATTTACCAGCAGCGCATGGCCACTAAGCTTCGCCTCACGGTCGCTGAGCAGCTTCAGCAGCGCGTCCATGGTCTGGCCGCGCGGGTTGATGACGGCCTGGTAGAAGTCAACGTCCTTGAGGCCGTTGCCCTCGATAAATTTGGCTTTGGTAGTAGCGCAGACTTTCCCCGTGCCCGAGTTGGCCAGCAGTGCGAGCAGCTGCTGCGGGCGCTGGTCGTCGACGCCCCAGCGCACGTAGTCTTTCGTATCGACTACGCGGCGCTTGGGGGTGGAATCCAGGGCTTTGATGGGCTGGCGAACAACGGTCACGGGGAAAGTCTACTTAGGGATACTACTCAGGGTCTTGCACACTGCTGCGCTTCTCAGCGATGGCGTCGCGCAGCTCGTCGTTGGTCAGGCCTTCGGCGGGCGCCTGGCCCAGCTCGGCGGTGTAGGTGGCCACGAGCTGCTCCTTGTTCATGCGCGAGAGGCGCACGGGCTTGTCGTCGCCATCAGCGTCGGCACCTGAGTTATCGGTACCGCTGGGCTGGCTGCCAGCGTCAGCCGCGCCACCAGTCGAGGCGGTCAGGACCGTGCTGGTAGCGCTGGGCAAGGGCTGGCCGGACTCCTTGGCCTCCTGCTGCAACGCCTGCACCTGCTGGTCGGGCTGCTGAGCCTTCTGCTTGTTTTGGATATCGACGATAGCCTGGGCCAGCTTCACGTAGTCGATTTCGCCAGTAGCGGCCGGGGCGGTGGGCGCCTGAGCTGGCGCGGCCGGGCTGGCTTTCTGCTCATCTTCGTCATTGGCTTCGGGCGGCAGCTCCGAGAACAGCGCCTTGGCGTCGGAGTCGTTGGCGATGATGTAGCGGGCGGCCTTATCGGTCAGGTTCGCATTGGTATAAGCAATGCCCAGGCCGTGCGGCGTGTAGATGGTGTGGTCGCTTTTGAAGCGAGCCGTTGACGTGCTCTTTTTCACAGTCGAACTAGTTGAGGTGGAAGGGGAAGAATCTTGCTGCTCGGCCCAGCGCTTGATGGCGTAGTAGGCCTTGCCCTGCTCAGCACGGCAGTGGTCGCAGACGGGCTCACGGTCGGGGTAGATGAGCGCGTGCACGGCGATTATTTCGCTGGTGCGGGCATCGTAGGGCCCAGCCGCTACCAGCTGCTGGGCCCGCTGGAGTAGCTCAGCCACTATTTGTACAGTGCTTCGAAGGCGGCCAGCGTGGCTACGGGGTCAATCGTGCCATCCGTGTCCACCACGGCGAAGAAGTCGGCCAGGCCCTTCTCTTTGGTGCTGGCCAGCGTGATTTCGGGCGCGCCACCAGTGTCAGTATTGGCCGTGTCGGTGTCGTTCTTGGTGGCCGACAAACCCGCATTGAGGCCGTACACCATGATGTTGCCGTTGTTGTCTTTTACCACCGACACGGTCTTATCCTTGGCTAGGTCCTCCGCCGTGGCATAGTCTAGCGGGTCGCTGGTGAAGGCCACCAGGTCCACCTCGTGCGCATAGTTTGGTGAGCCGTACTTGCTCGGCGTCATCTTGGCGCGCGCTACGTTACTCTCGCCCATGCCGACGAAGGGAAAGCCCTTTTTGCCAGTCTGCATGGTGATAGTCACCAGCTTGGGGTTGAGAGCGTTGCGCACAACGCTGGCAATTTCATCTTTGCGCAGTTGCACAAGCGTCGTTTGCAAACCGCCCACAGGCGTTTCGCAGGGGGCCGCAATGCCCCGTTTTGTTTTGCCGCAGTCGGCCATGATACAAGCAGAAAAGAGGTGAGAAAATGAAAAGGCCCAGCCGGTGTGCGGCCGGGCCTCTCGAATACTTAGGAAGTCGCTGGCCTAGAAGGCGGCGCGCGTCAGGAAGGGGCGCATCACTTTGGCGTCCATCTTCCAGTTGCCGCGCATATGGGTGAACTTGGTCTCGTCGTTGTGCCAAGACTTCACTTGCGTGGCAGCGTCGTAGGAGTCGAAGCCCAACTGCATGTTGGCCTGCGTAGTGAGCACGGCGCGGTGAGGCAGGTTGATTTTGTCAGCGATGTCGAAATCTTCGCGCAGAATCTCATCCCATTCGGGCATGGGGCGAACAACCGTGTTGTTGTATTTGGGGCCTACTAGGCCCGTTACCTGCAATTCCCAGCTAGTTTCTAGGTTGCCATTGCTCTCGCGGTAATCTGCCCAGTTGTCAATAATCGACTGAGTGCACTGGATAATCGGGGTGCCAAACTTGCCGCTGAGCAGCCGACGGTCAGCACCACGCAGCAGCGAGCGGAAGATGTTGAGCGACTCACCAGGTGCTAGCTCCTGGCTAGCAGTCTGGTTGGCGGCGATGGTATAAGCGCGCACCTTGGGGTAAGCCGAGGCCAGGGCAATGATTTGAGGCCACAAACCACGCAGCTGGTTGTAGTTCTTCACGTCATCCGCGCCGCCGGTGAGCATGGCCGCCGTGATAGCTGGGTCACCGAAATAGCCAATGCGGAAGATGTCGTCGCGGATAGCGGCCTCCATCATATCCTGCACAAACTCATTCCAGTAGTTGAGCGTGGTGTCATCGGCTTGACCTAGGCCGTTGCGAATTTTAATCGCAGCCTCACGCAGGTCGGGACGCTTGTAGCCGGCGCCTAAGCCCCAGGCCATGAAGGTGCCATCGAAATCCTCACCGCACTCGGCAATCCAAGCCTCTAGGCGAACGGGGTCCCAAGTCAGCTTTTCCACGTCCATGCCAGGCGTGTTGGGTACCGTGCCGCAGCCAGTATCGAGGTGGGTCACCTTCTTGAAGGCTTTAGCAAAAAGGATATCCTCCTTGGCTTTGATGCCGTCCGTGATGGTGAGAATCTGCGTCAAGTCGGGAGCCTCCAGAACGGGCTCCAGAATCAACGACCGGAAGTTGTCAGGACCATAGAGCAGGCCCTGAGCTTGCCGGGCACCGGCAATGATGGTCGAGTTCGCGTAGCGAGGCGGCGCAACAATGGCGCCGAGCAACCCGATGAGAGCTAATTTGCTGAGCATAAAAATATTTGCAGAAAAAAGGCGAGAGAGTGATGAGTAGCGGGTAGACTACTTCTTGTACCGGGCTTCACGGCGGGCTTTGCGAGCTTCGCCGGCTGTCTTCACATGGTCGACGGGAGCATCTTTATCCTCATCGTTAGCAGCCGAGGCACGGGTGGGCACGGCTTTGCTGCCGATGCCCGCTGCGGCGCGGGTGGCCAGATTGGTGGCAGAGGTCACACGACTTTCCATTTGACCCACACGACCAGCCAGGGCAGTCACCGCTTCAGCAAGCTGGATAATAGCGGCATCGCTGTCGGCTGAGGCCGTTGCATCGGTGGTCTCGGCCGGGGTGATAGCCGTAATCGCGCCATCGGCCACGCTAATGGTGTTGCCATCGGTGAGCACGTAATCGGCATCAGCCGCGGCGTTGCCGTCGCTGTCAGTCACAGCATCACCCACTTCGTAGGTCTCGCGGTCACCAGTAGCAATGCTGAGCGAAGCGCCGCCATCGGTGGTCACGTCGAGCGCGGTGATAGCCTCTGTTTCGGGAGCTTGCGCCTTAGCAGGCGTTTTGTTGAGGTTAGTCATCGCCGTCTGGAGAGCGGCTAGACCCATTGTGAATTTGGACATGAGTTGTTGAGCCCAGCCGGGCGCTTGGTCGGCCTCGGCCGAAGTGGTGACAGTAGTAGGCATGAGAGCCAGCGCGGTGGCTGGCTGCACGATTTGCGTGGCAAAGCCATAGTCGAGCATCTGCTGCGCCGTGAGCTTGGTCTCCGCGCGCATCACCTCAGCGAAGGTGTTGGGGTCCACACCAGCACGCTCAGCGTACAGGGCTAGCAGGTCAGCCTCGCAGCGAGCCATGGCAGCGGCCCAGGCCTGCGCCTGCTCGGCCGTGGCGCCGTTGATGCCGCCCGTGGGCAGGTGTACCAGGCTCTCCGTATTGGGGTGGATGATGCGCTCGGAGCCAGCTAGAAATACCGCCGTGGCAATGCTGCTGCACTGACCGATAGCCTCCGTAATAATGGTCACGTTGGGCAGCGACCGTAAATAGTCGTACACGCCCATGCCTTTATCTACCCGTCCACCGGGAGAGTTGATGAGCACGCGCACCGTGTCAAACGGTTTTTGGTATTCTAGCTCCATGCGCACGCTTTCGAGGGTGGTATAGGGATAGCAATCCCCTGCCTCGCTCGAATCTGCTACGATGGGCCCCGCAATAGTGACTTTCGCTTCCGCCATGTACAAAGTTTCCAATGCGCACAGGGCGCAAATCAGGCTTTTCAGGCAGCAGAATGCGAGTTAACTCAAATCCAGTTACGCTTTTGGCAACTCTGTTACGCTTTTGGGGTGGCTGGCTTGCAGGTGGCCCAAGCTGGGCGGGAAATTCGGTACACTATGGCCGACCAGACTACCGAAAGCATCCTGTTTGAGATTCGAATCAACAGTGAGCAGTACAAACAGGAGCAAAAGCTGATACGCGACAGCCTCGGACAGCTGACGCTCGACATCGAGAAGACGAAGGCAGCCCAGGCCGCACTCAAAAAGGAGCGTGACGCCGGCAAAATCAGCGATGCCAAGTATGCCGAGCAGTCGGTGAAGCTGCGTGAGCAGTTAAAGGGCCAAAATGCGGACTATAGGGACCTGTCGAAGGCGTTAGAAACCAGCCAGAAGGTGATGGTTTCGGGGGCGGGCAGCATCGACCAGCTCCGCGCGCGCCTTTCCGAGCTAACCGTAGCCTACAATGCCCTCAGCGCGGCCGAGCGCGACAACTCAGACGAGGGCAAGCGCCTGCAAGCGGAGGCCAAGGCGGTCAGTGACGAGCTCAAGGTGCAGGAGGCTCGCATTGGTGACAATCGGCGCAACGTCGGCAACTACGGCGCAGCCTTTAAACAAGGCCTGTCGGGCATCGTGGCTGAGCTGGCCAAGATTGCGGCCGAGCAGAAGAACGTAGACGCGGCCAGTGAGCAAGGCCGGCAGCTCGAGCAGAAACGCATTGGCTTTCTGACGGCGGCGCAGCGCGCGGCTGCGCAGGCGGGCATCTCGGACTTTACCCAGGCCAAGGCCACCATCGACCAGTACACCCAGGCCCTGACGCCAGCGGCGGAAAACCTGGTCAACCTGCAACGTGAGCAGCAGCAGGTAGGCCAATCCACCGGCGAGGCCTCCGAGCAGTACCAGGTCCTAGGCTTTCGCATCGCCGGCGCCCAGAAATCGCTCGATGACCTGGTGAGTGCGCAGCAGGCCGCTGAGCAGGCAGCCCGTAACGGTGGCGCCGCGGCCCAGGGCCAGGCTGGCGCTACGGAGGTGGCGGCTAACTCGCTGGCTGGCCTTCGCCTACAGCTCATCGCCCTGAAGGCGCAGCGCGAAACGCTCGACCCTACTACCCAGGAGGCGCAGGAGTTGAACGCCGAGATTCTGGAACTCGACACGCGCATCCAGCAGGCCGCTGGTAAGATTGACGAGTTTGGCGAAAAAGTTCAGCGCAACATTAAGAAGGAGAACTTCGACACGGTGACCGATGCCGTGCAGGGTATGGTGGGCGCCTTCAGCGTGGCCACGCTCGTGCTGGGTGACAACAGCGACGCGGCCGCCGCCCAAGCCAAGGCCTTGCAGTTGATGGCCATCGCGCAAAACGCCCGGGCCATTGCCATCGGCCTCGACTCGGCCAAGGACGCGGCGCAGATTGTGCTACTCAAGGCTAAGAGCATTTTCCTGAAAGAAGAGGCAGTGCTGACCGCCGCGGCCGCTGTGAGCACCGAGGCCCACGCTGCTGTGGCCAGCGTCGACGCTGCGGCCATCGAGGGGCAGGCGGGCGCGGCCGCGCTGAATGCTGGCGCCCAGGCTGAGAGTGCCGCGGCGACCGCCGGCGCTACCGTGGCCACCGAAGCGCAGGTAGTAGCGACGGAGAGCGCCACGGTTGCCCAGCGCGCGCTCAACCTCGTGCTACGCCTCAACCCCATCGGCCTCCTCATCATTGCCGTGGCCGCGCTCGTAGCGGGCTTCCTGGCCTATCGCAATGCCAGCGATGCCACGCAGAAGAAAGTACGCGACATTACGGAGGCATTCCTGCGCTTCAGCAACCCCATCGGGCTGGTGTACACTGGTATCGAGAAGCTCTACCAGAAGTTCGCCGGCGTGCGCGCCGTGCTAGACCCCGTAATCGACGCCTTCAACCGAGTGGCCGGCGAGGTGAAGGCGGATGCTATTGCATTTGCGCAGTACATCGGACTCATGGATACGGCCATTGAGCGGGCCGCCAAGCTAGCCGAGGCGGAGCTGGAGCGCGCTACGGCGCTGCGCGCTCAGGCAGACGCCGAAATCCAGCTGGCCCAGGCCACCGGTGCCTCGGCCCGCGAGGTGACCGAGCAGAAGCTAGCTGAGATTGCAAAGCAGTTGACGGCAGCGGAAGCCAATGAGGTGGCTCAGCAGGCGCTACACCAGAAAGACCTCAAGCGCATTGCTGAAAAACAGGCGGCTCAAAAGCTGCTGTCGGATAGCGACAAAAAGGTGCTAGAAGATTTAGCCAAGGCCAGCGCACTTGTAACAGACCTGCGCACCCAGCAAGCCACGGCAGTAGCCGAGGGGGTAGAGCGCGACCGGGCGGCGCGCCAGCAGGAGGCGGCCGATATCCAAACCAACGCCCAGCGGGCAGTACAGAACCTGGCCCGCCGCATTGAGCAGCAGGACGCGGCTGAGAATGCCGCGCTGCAGCGCAACCTCTCCCGAATTGCGCTGCGCTTATCGGCCGTGCAGAAAGGCACCGAGGAAGAGCTACGCCTGCAAAAGCAGCAGGTGCAGGCCCAGGCTGCCCTGGAAATTAAGCAGGCCCAGGATGCGCTAGCTGAGAAAACCCGCCTGCGCGCCGTGGGCTACGCACGGGAGCGTGAAGGCCTGCGCCGCGAGCTGGAGCAAGCGTTGAATGTACAGGGTCAGACTGAGCAGCAGAAAACCGAAATCACGGCGGACTATGCCCAGCGTCGGGCCGACCTCGAAGCCAAGTATAGCTTAGCGGCTGCACGCCTGGCCGTGGCGCAGATTCCCTTGGTACGGGCCCAGGCTAACGCGGCCAGCCTCAAGCTGGAAGCCGACTACCAGCGGCAAGTACTCTCGCTGCTGCTGCAAAGCTCAGTCGAGGCCACGCGGGTACAGATTGCGGCCGCCAAGGAAGGCAGCGTGCAGCGCCGTGAGTTGGAGCTGGCTAACATCAACCTGGAACAGGAGGCCGCCATCGCCGCCCTCGACCGCCGGGCCATGTCGGACCTGGAGTATGAAACCAGAGTAACGGCCATCCGTGCCGATGCTGTGGCCAAGCGCAAGGCGCTAAGTGAGCAGGACACGCAGAACGTCATTGCAGAGCTAGGTGCGCAGCAGCAGGGGGCGCAGCTCAATCAGCAGCGCCTGCTCGCTGGCCAGACCGAGTACCAGCAGGCGCGCACGCGGGCCAGCCAGCAGTACTACAACGAGCAGATACGGGCCGAGATTGCCAGCTACGCCGCGGGCGTGGCCGCTACCAAGGCCGGCACCACCGAACGGGAGAACGTCGAGAAGCAGCATAGCCTCAATCTGCTGGGTATCGAGCAGGAGCGCAGTCAGAATCAGGTGGCCCTCATCGTGGCCACCTACGATAAGATTGCCGCCGGCGCCTCGCAGTCCATCAGCGCGCTGAGCACCTTTCAGGACGCGGCCAGTCAGGACCAGCTCAATCGCATCCAGAAAGAGATGGACCTGTCCACCACCAGCCAGGCCCGCAAAGCCGTGCTGGCCAAGCAGCAGGAGCGCATCGAGCAGCAGCAGCACGAGCGGCAAAAGAAGTACGCCATTGCCCAGGCTGTCATCGACGGTGGCAGCGCCGTGATGCGCATCCTGGCTGACACTCCCAAGTTTGACTTTGGTATTGCGACGGCCGCCCAAATCCTGCTTGCTGGCATCACCACGGCCGCGCAGATTCGCGCCATCAGCAGCCAGAAGTTTGCGGCTGGTGGCGTCGTGCAGGGCCCCAGCCACGCCCGCGGCGGCGTGCAGATGTGGCACCGCAACGGCGCGCACCTAGGGGAAATGGAAGGTGACGAGATTATCCTGACCAAGGGCGTGTTCCGCAATCCCAAGCTGCGGGCACAGGCCTCGGCGCTTAACGTCGCCGGCGGCGGCCGGCCCTTCTACTCGGACCCGACGCCTCCAGCGACGTGGGCGCGTTATGCTCAGGGCGGGGTAGTGAGCAGTTCGGCCATGTATTTGCCCCAGGTGCGCACGGGTGGCGTGGTGCAGCAGGCCACAGCGCCAGCTATTGATTATGACTTGCTAGCTGCCAAGCTAGTGCCCGCTTTTGTAGCTGGTGCCCAGGCCCTGCCAGCACCGGAAACGAATCTGACGGAGTTGCGTCAGCAACTCACCAGCCTCGATAAACGCGACGCCGCTACCAACATTTAGCATGCAGCTCATCGACCTCCTAAACCAGCTAGAAGAAAAAGGCCAGCTTGGTAAGCTTTACCAAGCTGGCGCTTTGAATATCAAGTGTTTCAATCACAAAGAAATCGTGCTGCACTACCGGGCCCTGCTAGCGATGCCGGGCTATGTTGACCAGCCAACCAGGGCGGCCGAAGCTACCGCGACGGCTCTAGGCGTTGATGTAAGCACCGTGTACCGTGCACGGCGCGAGATGGAGCGCACCATTTAGAGTCGAATCAATTCTACAGGTGTACTCGGCTGCTCATCTTCCCATCCATCAACTTTATTGACAAAAAACCAGGCCTGCTCATCTTGCAGCCACACGCGCTGCAGCTGGTCGAACGCCACCACCTCAGCCGCGCTCATTCGCACCGAGGGCCGCAGCACGAGCGGCCGAGCCAGCGCCGCGGCCAGATGCGGATAGTATAAGGGCAGCAGCGAGCGGGTGAAGTCAAGGTCTTCGGCCTGGTTGGCCAGCACGAAGTAGCTCAGGCGCATACTCACCTCCTGCCGCTGCCCTAGGTCATCTTCGAGTAGCACCTGCCGCGTAGTAGTCAGCTGGTAGCACAGGCGTGGCGCTGGCGTCTGGGTGTCGTAGTCATCGGCCAAGGCCTTGAGCCGGGCGGCCGCCGCTTCCTCTTTCGAATAGGTGCCGTCGTCGAGCGCGTCCTGAATCGTCACTAGGTCAGCCGCGTAGTCGGTGCCCGCCTTGGGTTTCCAGTAGGGCACTAGCAGCAGTCCGCTGGCGCCACCTAGGGTAGCGCCGAAGGGCAGGCTCAGCACGTCCTTGGTGGGTGCGAGGCTGGTATCCGTGACGCCCACGTCGAGCGAGCCGGCACCGAAGGCTAGGGCCGCTGCCTTGGCCGCCTCCTCATTCCAGAGCTGGCCGACGTGGGTCTGCTCAAAGACTGCCTTCTGATACTCGGTGTTGGCTTGGTCCTCTTTCCAGCGAAACCAATTGCGCTGGGCGAAGTCACCGAGCCGCCAGCTACGCTTGGCCGGCTGCGAGCCGTCGCGGCGCTCGCTCCAGTCCTGGCCTGGGCTGTCAAGCACGCCGGCGGTGCGCCTGAACGTGACGGCGCCCGTGTAGGGGTCGGTGGTCTGGGTCAGGCCGTAGGCTTGGATGAAGGCCTTGACGTAGTCCTTCTGAGTCATGTCGGGCAGCCAGTCCGCCAACTTCACGCGGCCCCTAGGGGGAAAATCGGCCAACAACTGCACGGTAAGTGTCCCCTTCGGCACTAGGTCCCAGCTTTCGTCTACGGGTGCCGTATTGTTGAATAGCCCGCCATCCTTCCAGCGGTCGAACTTATAGCGTGCCTGCACCACATCGCCGGGCTGGAGCAGCTGACGCTCAGCCAAGGCTGTCAGGGTTGTTTCGAGCACCCCCCGGCCCCGAATGCTGTCATCAGTGCCGACAGGCTGGCCGTTGAGAAATAGCTGCAGCGTGGCGCTGACGGTGCCGAAGATGGGTAGCGGGTTGCAGTAGATATGCACGTCCTGCTCGGCCTTGAGGTCGTAGAAGCCCGTGAGCGTGATGGTGCGGGTGAACGTCACGCTGTCAAACTGCACGGCGGCGCCCTGGTGCAGGCTTGGGTCCTGCTTGGTGGGCAGCACGCGCCCTACTGGCAATACTGCGTCCTGCTCGTCGGTAAAGCGCAGGCGCTGGGCCGCAGGGGCATAACCAGCTACCAACTCATGCGCGGCGCGCGTAGTATCGCTGTAGCCGTAGGGCTGGGTAGCGGGCAGTAGGGCCGTGTCGAAGACGGCTGGTAGGTTGCCGTTCCACTTCACGCCAGCACCTAGGAAGATGGCTTCCCACACCGCCCGGGCGTAAACTGTAGGCCAGTAGCCCGCCTGGTAGAGCGGGCTGGTAAGTGGAGGCGCAGCAGGTGCACCTAGGCCACGGTCGTAGAGGTCGTAGACGTAGCCCTGTCGGTAGTTGGCATGCGCCGTGCCGGCGGCTACGGCGGCCAAGCTCCAGTCGTGGTCGAACTGCGAGAGGTCGAGCTCTCGCAGCGTTTTATCACCCAGCAGGTCATAGAAGCTTTTGTTGCCGGCCAACAGCTTGCCCGTGTAGCCCCCGCGCGGGGCGTAGTCGTCGAGCTGCAGCTGGGCACCGGGCAGCACCTCGACGCCGGAGGCCTCGAGCGCGCAGGCCTGGCCAGCGTAGGGGGCGGTGCTCAAGCTCGTACCTAGGTGCGGCTGAGCGAGACGCCGGTGCGTGGCCACGTCATCGGGTAGGGCGAAGTTGGTGCTAAAGGCCGCCTGCACGGTGTCAGGCTTGGTGATGTCGTTATCCTGGCGCGTGATGGCCACGCGCCCGCTGAGCACCTGCGCTTCGCCCGTGGCGTACTTGAGGAGGTAGGCCATGCTAGTGAGTCAAGGCGTTACGAGCGGGCAACTTGATTTCCAGCTCCAACTCGTGGCGGCCGTCGCTGCTCGTGCGTGGGGCGGTGGCGCTGGCCGAGACGAGCACGGGCTGCCGCAGGCCTGTGGGGTACTGGCGATACACCTGGGGGCTATTGAGGATGGTGCTGAGCGCCGTATGCTGGGCCGTGCTCAGGTCGCCAGCGCGCACGATGAGACTATCGGCAGCGGGGCGGCGCACGGCTACGGTGGCCCGGCTGTCGGCCGTGCGCAGGTCGGTAGCGTCTTCGATGCCGGTTTTGCTATCCACGTCGCCGGCAAACAGCCAGCCGCACCACTCGCCTAGGGGCGAGAGCCAGCGTAGGTAAACGCCAGCTGGCGGGCAGAGTGCTAGGGTAAGAGTCAGAGGCATTGCTAAGTAGCTCATGCCTCAAATTTCCCGCCCAGCTTAGCGCTTGGCAAATACAAAGTGCCAAAAGCGTAACTAGATTTTGATGGGCAGCAAATAAGCGCGGCAGGTGGGGCAGAGGCTTTTATTATAGAGGCCTATGTCAGTAATTACGACTAAGTAATCAAGGCTTTTCAGAAAAGTAGGTTTGCCAGAACTCTATGACATTATGTAGCAATGTTGACATTGCTTGGCTAGAACCATCCGTAAAATAAATAGTTACTTCCTTTGCTATATAGCCCTCTGCTACATAACCCTCTGCTACGTAACTCTGCTCAATAGTAGCATTTGTCATTTCCGATTTTGGTCGCTCTATCTGAGCATGCTTAGAGCCATTCGCTATATCGTGCATCACTCGCAGATAGGGGCATGCAGCAAAAAACTCTTGCCTTAACTCTGCAATCTTGCGATGAGATTCATATTCATTCCAAACCCAATCAACTAAATGCCAGCAGCTAAAGGCACAGTCCATTGCTGCATAGACCGATGACGGCTCTTTGCTGTAATTGCCGTAATCAACGACAGCCTTTTGGAGTAAGGCTTTAGAAGAATCAAGTAGATTATACTTGATTGTAGTTGTTAACTGCGCCATGGTACTAATATACTGCACCGCCCCCTACCTAGGACAGAGTTTATAACTGGTTCTTAGTAAACTACGAAAAGCCCTATCCTACCCGGCCTGTCCTTACCCAAAACTTAAACGCCCCTCTAGCCACATGGCTGGAGGGGCGTTTTTGCGTGGTTGTCTAGTCGATTTGCTACTTTTCAAGCAGGGGCAACTAGCAAGAAAAAGGCCTTGGCATCACCTGAGAGGAGTCGAAAAAGGGCTTGACCAAGCCCCGCTTAGTGGGCGGGGCTTTTTCATTACTTATAGCGCATTAACTGCCCTAACGTAGGAAATCGTGAGGTGTGCCTGCCCGTCTCGTATATAGAACCGTCGCTCCCGCACAACAAAGTTTTCCTCCTCACTTAGATGAACAGTATCGCCTACAGCAGGGAGTGTGCCATATTGATTGCGAAGTAGCATTGTTGCCTCTTTCAGTTGAGCGAATAGTGCATCTCGCTTAACTAATATAGCTGGGCTGCCCTCCCCATGCTCTTCAATGTAGGGGAAAATCGACTGAATAGCCACATGGACATCCGGCTCCTTAAGTTCAGAAAACAATGACATTGCTCAAATAATTAAATGAGTAGCTAAACTACGTTCGGAATGGTTTGCAGAAGCCTCCCTTCCCATCGGTACGTTACTTAGCCCGGGCGGCAGCCGCGAAGTCTTCGCCACTTATCCATGTCATAGGAGGACACTCTGTTCTATGCGGCTGCTGCCTACTATGCATACGCCAGATGAACATTAGGATAACAGTCTGTCCTATAAACATCTGCCTAGGATTGTCCTTAAATTCATTAGAACTAGGTGCGAGTGCAATAAAGTTGCCACACAAATCCTTCACTCTTCTATCCTCAAAAGAGAAGCGCAATTCAAACTTATGAGCAAAGTCATTTCGTATTTTGCGAATAATATCACAGTTTTTGTACTCTGGCTCTGATATTAACCCTAGTGCATAAGCCATTTTTATTCGCGCTGAGAAACTGGATAATGGCGCCGACTCTCCCTTAAATAGCGTTTGCGAATGCTTGCTGGGGACTAAGAACCTCTGTAGCATCTCGCCAAGTATATAATCGAGTCTGCTAGCAGTAAGAATAACGGCTCCCCTATCCGATTCAACCTCTATTTCTCTGTAGAAGCCATTGTCCTCTGCTAGCCTGCGGGAAGCTTGCTTGAGCCATTCCTCCTGTTCGTTAGTCATCTTAATAAAAGGGTATTTTCACAAAGATTACTTATCGAGGCCCACATTGTTCAATTGTGAGCGCCAAAGGACGGGCTAGGTGCTGACAAGGTATGAAAAAGCCCCGGCCGGGGTGGGCACGGGGCTAGATACATAGAGTTAAGTAATTAGAATGTGTAAAGGCTACATAAATCTGCTAATTCTGGGCATGTAAGTAAAAGCGTAGGTAGTTCTACTGACGAAGGTGCGAGTGGTAAGAAAAGCATTCTAGCCTCTTTCTGAGGAGAATATTTACTTTCTTTTAGAAAGTAAGCAGATACGTCAATGTTGGCTACTCCCTCATAAGCATCATCAATAATTTCCCTACCTACATACTGGCAAGACCTGCATATGTATTGGCCGAATGATAAGTTCCTCGCCCTAAGCACTTCTTCACATACTATTTTACAAAACGCTTCTACATCGCTGATTTCAACGCAGCAATCCGCACCGAATTGTTGCATTACAGATTCAGAAGGCTCTTGTGTAACGCAATAGATATAAGCATCCGGAAGGCTGTGATTGCTTCTTAATATTACCTTACCATGAAGATGAAATTCCGCACTGCCTGAAATAGAGACGGCCTTCCGAATAGGGTAAGGCATTACAGGCATATTCTCCTCTGTAATCTTTTCGCCAGAACTGCTAGCAGTTGTTATAATAGTTTCGGACCCTTCCCCTGAATCTCCTATTTCAGGATGGTCATATTTTCTGTATTCAGATATCGTTCCTACTTTGATGATGCCTTGTTTTAATAGGCCATCAACAAATTCCTTTTTAGTGTATTTGTAAGCTTTCATAATGGGGCTTTTATAAGAAAAGAGAGCGACCAGATACTGGGCATCTGCCGCCCGTAGATGGCTTTTTAAAAAAACACACTCCCCCGCCCCGCTCGCGGCGGGTGGGTTGCGGGTTAGACTGGGTGGGGTGCTAAAGCAGACACACTTAAACGGGAAGTATTTATGGAATGGGAGGTGTGATAGCAGCCAAGAACTCACGACCAAATCCATTGCAGGCGAAATAGGGTTTTACTGCTCGGACAAAGTTGTCCTTAGAGGCTGTCCTTCCCTCCGTAAGCTCGCACAACCTCAAGCGCAATAGATTATCATAAACTAGTTCAAGTCGGCTCCCCAATGACTCAGCAAAGTGTAAAATAAGGTCTTCAACTACCACAGATTCACCTGTAAGCTTACGCTGCTCATAGATGTATAATAAGACCTGAGCATCTACAGGGGTCATTTGGCGTAGCACATCAATATAGCTTGGATGTACTTGCGTTTGATGCGCCGGGTCGGCCGCATTAGCTAGCAACGCCGCCCACTTCTCGGCAAGGGTGGGGTCGGATTCTAGGCTAGCCGCCTGCAGCAGAGGATAAAGTATCTTTTCCTCAACGGGCTGCGCCTCGCGCCCCACGGCGGCTAGGTAGCCCACGGCTTTACTCCCTACCTGTTTGGCTCGCTCAAGAACTACTTCTCCTAGACTCTTAGCGGCGGGGGTGAGGAATTGTGTGAGTACAGCGGTGGTGGCAATGGTAACGAGGTCGGTGGCCATAGCTAAAGGTTAGGAGCTGGCAAGGTATGAAAAAGCCCCGGCTCCTTTGGAGGAGCGAGGCTTTGGGGATTGTGTTAGAGGAAGAGCTATTTGCGGTTGCTAAGTACTCTGACCTGCTTTTGTAACTCCTTAATTTGGTTTTTAGCCAATGCCAACTCTGTGGCAGTGTCACTACTGGATATTACCTGCGCCACTAACGCAGCTATCGCAATTATGGAAGGGATAGCAATGGCTACTTTACTTATTGTCAATGCACGCTTACTCATTAGGGTTGATACCCTCGCCGACTCGGCTGCATCAATGGTTGCTCTAGCTGCCCCTTGGGCTAATCGGTCATTTTCAAACCTGGCTTGACGTTCTTGAGCCATCGCCCTACGTTGTGCCGTAGCATATGCATAATACCCGCCTGAATGTTTGGCAACCCTTACTCCATGTGGAGTTGCCTTAATCAGAATGCCTAAGCTTGAGTGCCTAGTGGTTTCAGTAGTGATTAATCCTTCAGAGACCATGCGATGCATGGCTAAATTTTTAAAAAGTGCTATGTTCTTCTCTCTTAGCACCCATATTGGGTCAATGGAGTGCATTAGATTACCATTTGGTAGCTTAGTGGCTACATATTCTAATACTGTATGTATAATTTCCTCTTCAGAGAGAGGGGGCTGGTTAGGGTCAGGCGGGATTTGCCAGAATTCGGGCTCAAAGTCCATTGCTCAATGTAAAAATTACTTAGCCAAGCCTAGGCGGTCAATGATGTACTCACTGCGCCCCAGCTTGGCTACCAAGGTATGAAAAAGCCCCGGCTTCTAAGGGGGAAGGCGGGGCTTTTGGGAGCTAAGACTTCTTCTTTGTTGCTGGCTTTGGCTTGTTAGCCGCCTGGGTCAGCGCAGATGCGGCCACCTTCTTAACTGGGGCGGGTGTTTTAGGGTCGCGCAATAGCTTCGAAGCTATTTTGGCTACAGGTGGGGAGGTATGCTCGTTAGCTGCTTTCTTAGCCATGATTAAATGGAATTAGGTGAGCAACTAAGCTAGTGATTATTACGCAAAAAGCCCCGCTTGTGAGCGAGGCTTTTACTATATACAGCTTGCGCTATTCATCTGGAGTGCGAGCTTTTACAGTTCCGCTCTTAATACGGGCTACTACGCTATCAACGGAAGCATCATATTCTGCTTGATTATCGAAGATTTCTTTGGGGTAAAAGGCCTTTTCAGGATTGATAATTTGGGAGCCCTTTAGCGAGCGTGCTGTAATTGTAACTCCAGTTACAAAACCATAGGTTCTTTCGGGTTTCTTATCTGCTGAGCTTGCCTTTTCTTGCCAGTTAGTTACGGCGAGTCTACGAGCTTCACGGTCACTGCCTAAGTGCCGGCTGGGCTGGTTGGGAGTAACGCGGCCCGAATCTTTATCTCGATTAGGCTTAGGGTTAAATTTACCGCCTTTTGGCGGCGGGGTAAATGAGCGTTTAGAAGCCATAGCTAAGACTACCGAATAAATAAGTCACGATATTTCTGCTTATTACTTACAAAGCAAGATTTTATTACGCAACGTGGGGGCCTTCCGTCTAGTTCTGGTACAAGGTACACATAAGATTCATACACCTTTCCTTGGAGTTTAGCCAAGAAGACATGCAAATAAGGCTCTGGCTTTACATCCTCCGGTAGAATATAGATAGATTTCCGTACTATTTGCGCCACTAATTTATGGTCGAGCCCCTTGTGAACGCCTCCGTTGCTATCAGCCACATAATTATCTAGGATATGAGTCGCGTACTGTGTGGCCCAGAAGATTTCATAGGAAGTGTCTCCGTGCTTGACGGAAGCATTATTGAGTGCGGCTGACATCTATTCTACTCCTAAGCGACGGGCTTCATCGAGAGCCAGCGAGCGAAGCAGGGCCGAAACGCTAAGCCCACGTTTTTCGGCTACTCGCTCAATCAGTGCTATCTCTTCGACCTTAGCCGTGATATTCATCTGAGGCTTACGAGCTTTTCCGGGCTTGCTACTATCGGGGGTTGTGGTTGCCATAGTGGGCAGGTGGTGAGGTGTTTTGGTGCTACAAAGATACAAGTAAAAACGTAGATAAACAAAAGAATAAATCTTTTATTTTTATTCGTTTCTACTTGCAATCTACGTTTTTTATAGTATCTTTGAAATGTCGAAACGCGACACCCTCACCGACTAGAACGCAAAAAGGCCAGACGCTGTAACGTCCGGCCTTCCGCAACAGCCGCTGTAACGGCTGCTACTAGGTGGAGGCTTCTATACCCCCAACTGCTGTACAAATGTACGCCAACCAAAAGAACGGGCAAGCAGCCGCTGTAACGGCTGCCCCCACCCTCCACCTCGGCACCCTGCGCCGTAGCATCTTGCGCCTCATTGTAGGCAACCCCCTTTTTACTGCCCAAGAGCAGCTACTTGCCTCGCACAATATCCACGAGTGCGAGGACAGCGCCAAGCTGGCCCTGTGGCTCAAGAATGTGCGCCGGGTGGCCCAGGAGCGCCAAGTTCCAGCCAACGCACCGCAGTGCCTCACTACCTACGAGGCGTGGGTAGCGGCCCAGCCCACCACAGCCCCGCAGCCCCTAACGGCGCCCGCTGCCACCCCAGCCCAGTGCGATGAGGTGTACAAGCTAGCTGGCGCCCTGCCCAAGATGGAGCGGGCCGATGTACTGCGCCGCCTGCCGCACTTGACGGAGAAAGAAGCCGCTGCCCTCATCCTGGGCCTCAAGCTGCGCAAAGGCCCGCGCCTGCGCATTGAGGTAGCTGGCATGCAGTTCACTGTAGCCGAGCACCACTACGAGGCAGCCAAGGTAGACTACGTGCAGGAGGTTGGGTCTAGTCGGGTGCTGCCGCGCTACGAAACGTTGTGGGGCGGGTCGCTGGTGCGGCGCGTGTGGGCTAACTAAAAAGCGGAATAGGCAAAATGAAGATTCCGCAAAACATAGTGGAGGTAGCCCAGCACTTGGGCTACCCTAGCTCTCTCTTTGGCTTTACTCCGCAGCAAAAGCAGTATTGGCAAGAACCCGGTCTGCCGTGGCTCACGCAGGGGCAGCTGAATTTTACAGACCCCATGCCGCTCGACTACCGAGGTCACCAAGCCTTGCTCGCCATCGGCTATATGGGCGGCAATAGCATGGCTCCGCGCTTTCCCAAGGGCTGCGCCGTGCAAAGCGCGCCAGTTTGGGACAAGGCCAACCTAGTGCTAGGCCGCGTCTACGTCTACTGCTTCCGGCAAGGGACGGCGCAAGACTGGACGTACCAGATGGGGCGGCTCGTCAAAATTGGGGGCAACTACTTGGAGGTAGCGGCCGATAATCCGAGCCCCGACGAAGCCGACCATACCATCTGGCTGCTGCGCGACAACGAGCACGAAGCTGTGTGGGACGTGCGCGAGGTAACGCATTACGCTTCTTACCCTGCCCTGTTATGAGCGAGCAGCAAGCCCAAACGGCCAAGGCCGTGTACGAGCAGCTTGTGGCTGCTCGGCAAGAACTGGCCCAGCTCCGCAGCGTGCGGCCCTACCTCTGCGGCCTGACCTTGCATGCGCCCGGCATGCGGCCCTTGAAGTTGGAAGGGGTGCAGGCCGAGAAGCTAAGCTGTGCGGCCGAGGCGGCCGAGGCGTGGCTGCTGGCCCGTATCGCTACCCTTGAACAACAACTGGCCGAGCTGTAAAATGACACGGGCCTCATGGATTGCCCAGCAGCACGGCCGCAAGGCTGTGCTGTATGTGGTGCGCGTGTACAACGAGGGGGAAGCGTTTTATAAGGTGGGGATTACGTTTAATTTATCCCGCCGCTTCTCTCGGCTTAAGACCTGCTACAAGTGGCGTACGGTGGCTAGGTATTCGAGCTACAATGCGGGACGGGTTTGGGACTTGGAACAGCGGCTACACGCCCGGTTTTCTTCGTTGTCCTACCTGCCTACGGCCTCGTTTCGGGGGCAAACGGAATGCTATTCGGAGTGCGAGGCGATTTTAAAAGCCTTGCCGAAAACAACTTTTTTCTTGAAGCCAGTAGGCGACATTTTGTAACTCACTGCAGGGCCAGCTTCTGCTTTAAAAATCTCACTAATAATGGCTTTATCTCAGGCCCAATTCATCGAAAAAGCGCAGAAAGTTTACGGCGATAGATATGACTACTCACCCACCGTCTATGTTCATAGTCAATCTAAGCTGACTATATGCTGCCCGCAGCATGGCCTATTTGAAAAAACTCCGAACAATTATTTACGGGGGAGCGAGTGTCCATTATGTCAGAGCAATTCAGCCAGCGATACTAGAACGTTCATTATAAAGGCACAGGAGACTCACGGTCAAAAATATGACTACTCACAAGTGGACTATGTCAACCACCGTGCAAATGTGACTATTATCTGTGCGCAGCATGGACCATTTCAGCAATCACCCAGTAACCACTATAAGGGCGCAGGGTGCCCAAAATGCGCCAATAAATTTAGGGGGGGCACCCAACATTTTATAGACAGGGCTCGCCGAATACATGGAGATAAGTACGACTACTCGCAAGTAGCTTATAAGGCACGTCACACCAACACAACTATTGTTTGTTCTAAGCACGGTCTTTTTCAGCAAACCCCTCATAATCATTTAGCTGGCAAAGGCTGCGCTAAGTGTGCAAAAGAAGGGCCTGGGGGCGCTTGGAAAGCAGACAGTTGGGCTAGCAGACAAGCAGGAAGGCTGGCGTTGCTATATGTGGTACGGCTCAGTGACAATGAAGAATCGTTTTATAAGGTAGGCATTACGCTATGCTCAATAAAGAAGAGGCTTAAGACTTCTCGTTTTCCATACCAGATTGAAGTAATAGCTACTTTCGCCTCATCCGATGCCATTGCTATTCATCAAGCAGAATCAGCAGTCAAGAAACGCTTTAAAGCGCTCAGATACTTGCCTAATAAGCCCTTTGCTGGCCGCACCGAATGTTACACGGACATAAGCCCCATTCTTGAGTTCTTTGCTACTCAGGTCACTATCCAAAAAGCAGAATAATTATCAAGCCCGGTCAAATCGACTGGGCTTTTTTTTGCGCGCAGCTCAAATCGAGTTACGCTTTTGGCAACTTAGTTACGCTTTTGATAGGCAGGGTTTGTGAGCCTATAAGCTGAGCCGGAATTTCGAGAAACTACTAATTTCTCCTGTGGCAATTCAACCCTTAAAAATCCCACTTAGGAGCTTCGGAGAGAATACTCCCGTTGCGCCGGACACTAATGCGGAGGTCAAGAAAATCAATGAGTTGGTAGCTGCTGTCAATGCAGGGCTGGCCATCAGTAACGCCATAGTGGGCGGACCTAAGTACGTGCAGTACTTGAGCAGCCAGACATATGGGGTGTCGTCGGACTCAAGTACACTAGACAGACTAGCAAGTAGCACCATCATTCCAGGTACCACCGCCACCGTCATCAACCCGCACCCGACGCCGCTGGCCAATACGGCGCCTAGCGCTTACTACCGGGCTACCATTGTGCCCGCCGGTACCGCTGGCGCGGTACTGGTGCCCGCCTTCACGGGCTCACCTGACACGGTGCCCGTGCTGTGGGTGGAGCTGGTCGACAACAGCAGCTTCACGCCGCTGCTGCCAGCTGAGGTCAACCTAGGAAAAGCTGCCTACGCAGGCCTCGACCTGCGGCCGCTGCTCATTGCTCTGGTCAACGGCATTGGCACGGGCAGCACCACCGTCGTGACGACGCCCGCGCCGGGTCAGGTGGTAATGGGGCCCACCGTGACCGGCTTTCTGCCTCCCTCGGCCGCCGTGGGCGCCAGCGTAACGCTGACGGGCACCGGCTATACCAAGGCTACGGCGGTGCTCTTTAATGGCACCCCAGCTTCGTTTCAGATTGTCAATGCTACCACCCTGCTGGCCGTGGTGCCAGTAGGCGCCACGACGGGCTCGGTGGCCGTCACCAACAGCGCGGGCACGGGTACGAGTACGGCCAGCTTTACGGTAACAGTGACAGTAGTCGTGACGCCACCCATTACGACTACGCCTGATGCGCCGTTCCCCTTCTTCGACCCCACCACGCGCACACTTACCTACCAGCATGCGCTAGGGACCTCAGAACTGGAAATTAACCATCTGGGGGGCAGCTACCAGCCCTACGCACCTGTCTCAGTAGATGATAACAGCCACAACGCGGGCGAATGGAAAGCGCGGGTAAAGGCTTATATCGCTGGTAATCGCAACGCTAGCGGCTCGGCTGACAGCCCCGCCATTGCCGCCAAGGCCGTTGCTAATCAACTGCCGCTAGCTAATGCAGGCGATGACGTAGTACTTCAACTACCAACTAATTCCGTGGGCCTGCTTGGCACGGGCACCGACAGCGACGGCACCATCGCGGGCTACAGCTGGGCGCAGGTTGCCGGGCCGAGCACGGTAGCGGGCTTGCCGGTCAGCACGCAAAATGTCGTGCTATCGGGCCTAGTAGCGGGCATCTACCAGTTTCGGTTGACTGTGACCGATGATAAGGGTGGCATCAAGACGGATGATGTACTCGTGACGGTGAACGCAGCAGGGCAAGCAAAAGGCTACCAGCCCCTATACACCGATATTATACCAGCAGACGCATAATGGCTATTCAACTCCTAACCCTACCCACGTTGGTAGGCGGCACTTCGACTGGCTATCCTGGCTACGTCAACCTACTCAAAAACAAAATCAACGAACTCGCTACGGCTATGAGTATTTCCCCGCTTTCCCTCTCAGCCGCATTAGGCGCTGGCAGCCCTGCCAACGACTTTAATACGGTAGTTTCGAAGGTTAATGAGTTAGTTACGAGCGTCAATGCTAGTACTGGCACCACGTGGAATGGCAAACCCGTGCTCATCATCTGCGATGGTGACTCGACCACGCAAGGCTACATAAGTGGCGCAGGGACAGACCCGACTAAAGCCTGGCCGGCCCGTTTGGGCGCGGCGCTGGGGGGTAACTACGAGGTAGTAAATATGGCCCTGGGCGGCACGGATACGCAGGATATGCTAAATAGGGCACCTAGTCGTATTGACCCTCTCCTTAACCTCACAAAATATTCGCACTGCTTCTTCATCCTGCATGGGGGTATTAATGACTTCTACAACCCGCATACGCCCCCCTCTACGGCGGAAGGTGTGGAGGAAAGATTGCGTCAAAACTTGGTAGGCCGGCAAGCTTTAGGATTCAAGTCCATAGCTTGTACCGTTATTGGGTCAACGCAGCCTTACGAAGGCACGATAGGAGTACTGAACGCAGCCATTCGGCGCGACTATTCAAGCTGGGGCATCGCCGGCCTCGTGGACTTCCGGACGGATAACGTGCTTGATGTACCTACGAACGACGGGTATTACGATAGCATCCACCCTAACCAACTCGGCCAGCAGCACATGGCTAAAGTGGTGCGGGCAAGCCTAATGCCTATTCTAGCCGGCCTGGGCGTGCCGGTGCCGGCCTACCTGTTTCCCTTTGAAGCCCCAGCCGATACCGCGCCGCCCACGGCGCCCGGCACGCCCACGGCCAGCAACATCACCAGCACCGGCGTAACGCTGACTTGGCCTGCGGCTACCGATAACGTTGGTGTGGTGAGCTATGATGTGTACGAAGACAATGGTACTGCGCGGGGCTCTAGCAATGGCCTGAGTCTAGTTATTACCAATCTGGTGCCTACCACTGCTTATACGCTCCTGGTTAAAGCGCGTGATGCGGCTGGCAACGTAGGTCCGGCATCCGGCACGGTGAGCTTTACTACCTTGGCGGCTGGGGTAGTTGTGGGGCTAGAGCCCGTTACCTGGATAGAACTGGCAGGAGGCGCTACAGTCAGTGGTGCTAACTTAATTGCGCCTACCGCTTCCACTGCCTATAGTTCAAAGCTAATCGGGCCATCTACGGCCGCTATTCGCGGCTACCTGGAAATTACTTGGTCCCCTGAGGCGATTGATGCGGTGATTGGCCTTAGCGACCATTCGCACTCTGACAACGGCTATAGTGACATTCCGATTGGCTGGTACCTACAAAACGGCAACCAGTTCAAGGAGTATGGCACACTAGTTCCTCCTACTGGTAACCGTGGCATTGCGGTCGGGCAGGTGCTACGCGTGCAGATTGAGCGGGATGGCCTGCGCTACTTCTTAGATGGAATAGAGTTCGCGTTCTATACCTGCGTCATCCCTAGCTCCAGCCTCCAAGTAGACTATTTTGCGCTAGGAAACAGCACGTTCAATAACGTCAAAATTTATGCTGCCAATCTGCTAACAGCCTAAGAAAATAACTCATAGGCATCAAAAAAGGCCCCGCTATACAGCGGGGCCTTTTTTGATGCCTATGAGTTATAGGAAAATAACGTTGTAAGTAGTAGTACAATTGCTACTATTGGTAGCAACCATTTAGGCAATGGTGGCCTATCATCAAAATCTTCGTATTCCCGGAAGTTCTCTACTGACATGATGTGATTATAAATAAGCAGATGATTAGTAAAGCAGTTTTTGCTTTACCCAAGGTTGAAATTTTTTTTCCAATAAATAAGCTGCTAGAATTGAAGATAATAGTAAGGCTACTAATCGCACTATATAACTAAGCAAATCACCTGACATTATGAAAATGCGCCCCAGTAAGTGCAATAGCGGAAAATGCACAATATATATACCATAAGAGATACTACCCAATGGTATCAGCTTTTTAATTATGTGTTCTGCTGTTTGTGCTGTTGCTTCAGGAAAATTAAACAGCAGCACAGCTAGAAAGTAGCAAACAGAGGGCAGGGCAATAGCAGGTACGAGCGAGCTAGTAAAGTGCTTAAAATAATAGATAAAGGTAACGGCGGGAAGTGCCAGCAAGATGCCGAGTCCTACTTTTCGATAAGGGAACGTGACATCAGCAAAAACGATAATGATAGCTACGCAGTAGATAAGCCAGCCTAAATCCCGAAACGAAATAACGCCTATTGCAGCATTCGGAATAGCCGATAAGTCTTTACCAAATAAAGCCAGGCCAGCACGATGGAATAGTGTAAAGGGCGCATCTAATTTATCGAGTGAAATCAATAGCAGCAGGAAGCTCACCTGGTATGCATACGTTTTCACGGTGGGCCTTTCAGCTAAATAGGCAGCCAGCGCAAGACCGCTCAGCCAAAAAGCAAAACCAAAAAAATAGCTGGGCAATACAGCCGACCCGTAGGCTGGGTAGAGGTAGGCATTGGTACAGCCCATTACGATGCACAGCAGCGCCACCGGAATGGGATTTAACCGCAAGGCGGAAATCGGCACAAACAGCACATAAAACAGGACCTCAAACGAAATGCTCCACGATGGGCTTATCGCTGGTATAACTGCACTAAATATCCCCTGCGTCAGCGTGAAATGTCCAATCACCGTGGTTGCTGAGTACGATGCCTGGGCAGTTACGAGAATAGCCAGTGCAAGGCAGCAGGCATAAATGGGATAAATTCTTACGAATCGCTTTTGTAGATAGGTCCACACAGTACCGCTCGTAAGCGGTTTTGCGTGGGCTAAACCGATGACATATCCTGACAAGGCAAAAAAAACCAAGACGCTCAGGTGACCTGAGCCGGTGTAAAACCAGTTTGGAGCAGGCGAATAACTAGGGTCCAGATTGCTAGTAGGACCAGTGGCGTGCCCCCACACAACTAGCAGAGCGGCTAGGCCGCGAAGCGCTTCTAAGTCTGCATTAAATGGTTTAGAATGGGGCATGTAATAGGCGGCAGGGGCTTCTAAAGGTGCCGGTAAGGTACTAGCTAATAACAAAACGAGGGCGCTGGCTGCTGTTTGCATGCCCGCTGTCAACTCCTGTAGCAAAAGCCCCACTAAATCTAGTTACGCTTTTGACACTTTCCGTTTGCGGCCGGCTACCCTAGGCGGGAAATTTGAGGCATGTAATTAGTAAAATCGCTTACGGTGATAAGCATGCTGCCGGCAGGGTGCATCAATACGTTCCATATAAACTGTCGGCGTAGGTGCCACGGGTCGAAGCCGGCGGCGGGGGTACCACGTTGCCACCGGTGCCAACAAAGGCGCGGTTGTCATCGCGCACCGATACCTCGACGGCGGTGGCGCACAGCGGTGGGTCGTCGGGCAAGGGGATGCGCAGCATGCCGGCGGGCAAGGTGCTGGCCAGGGCATAGGAGCGGATTTCGACCGCTGCGCCCCAGGCATCGAGGTAGCGCAGTTCGGCCCAGCGCGGGCCAGCGCCTGCCGGTGGCAGCAGCACACTGGCCTCGAGCGGGTAGCCCACGAACTGCGTGGCCTCGTAGTCGTCGAAGACGCTGGCCACCGAGCCAGTGGTGTCGGCCACCCAGGGGGCCATAGTATCAGCTGGCCCAGCCAGGGCTGCCAGTACGGCGTAGCGTGGCCCTTCGCGCTTCACCCAGGGCTCAGCGCCAGCGCGGTCTACCACGCGGTAGCGGTAGGTAAAGCGCAGCGAAGCATCTGCATCGACGAATGGCGCGGCCAGGCTTGCCGCGTAGCGCTGCAGCGCCCGTAGCTCGGCCCGCAGGTAGGGCGCGGCATCGACGTACTGCACCGCTTCGCGCACCGTGGCCCGGAAGGTGACGAAGGCCGCCACGGTCGCCGGCCGCCAGAGCTCGACCTCGACATGCAGACCCGGGCGCGGGGCGCCGGCGCTGAGCAGGCTGGCCTCTACCTTGAGCAGCACGGGGTTGGGCAGCACCCCGCCGACGGGCTCCCACCGAGGGGCGTCGTTGAGGCTGGTATCGGGGGCCGCAGGGGCATCAGCAATAGTAAACTCACCAGTTACTTGGCAGCCTGAGTCATCCTGGCGGCTGAGCAAGTAGGAATAGGTGCCCGCCGGTAGCAGCTGCGCATACAAAATGCCAGAAGCTGGGTTCTGTAGCACACCGTAGGGCTGATTCACTGGTCCTGTCACGCTAAAGACTACAAACTGGTCGCTAGTCGTAAACGCTATTTCTACGTAGCCGAAGCCTCCTGGTGAGGTCGGGGGGTGTGGGGTTACCTTGGTGATGATGAGGTCACAGGCCATATCAGAGGCGGCTAGTAGTGAAGGTCACGAGGTCGGAGCGCAGGCCCGAGCGGGCGGCTTCGGCGAGGCCGGCGCGCAGGCGGGGCAGGGCGGCGGCAATCGGGCCGCTGAACGTGTCGGTGGGCTTGCGGAAGCGCGGGTCTTCGCCGCGGAATAGGCGCGTGCCACGCTTGGCGATGTTGTTGGCCACGGCGTAGGGATTGAGCTGGAGCCGCTTAGCCTGGAGCCACTCGATGATGGCCTGAATAGGCGGGCGTTGGCCGGGCCGGCGGCCATCACGCAGGGCCCTGAGGTGGGCGGGGCCTAGGAGCCGGGCGTACTCGGCGCCCGACTCGTCGCGGATGGCGGCCGCCGTGCGGCCCGTGGCGCGCTGGTCGTTGGCCGTCATGCTGTCCACCACCTCGGTGCGCAGCTGCTGTATCTCGCGGGCCAGGATGGGGGCGAAATCGCTCATAGTTGCGGCTGGTCAGCAGCTAAACAGAGGTTGAGCCCGCCCTTCGGAGTAAGGTCGAGGTAGAGCCCTACCCCATCGGCGTTGCGGTCGAACTGATTGAATAGCACGTCATTCGGGCGTATCAGCTTGACGGCCGCCACATCGGGGTGCTTGTGCAGCGCCGCTACCAGACGAGCCGCGGCATCTACCATCTCGGCCACGCGCGGCTGGCGCACCTCGGCCGAGTCGCTGAGCCTCGAGGGTATGAGCAGCAGCAGCAGGCACGAGTAGGTAGTGCCCGTCATCACCTGGTACTTGTTGACGTTGAAGCGGAAGGGCATCTTGTCATCGAGGTACACGATGCGCATGTCGGCCGTGGTTTGGTCGAGCTTGATGTTGGCCAGCTCCTGCTCACCATGGTAGTAGAAGCAGCCAGGCAGCACCTGCTCGGCGCAGGCCTGGAGGATGGCGTGGGGTAGTTTCATCGTTCGTAGCGGGTGGTAGCGATGCGGTAGTGTTGGGTGTCAGTAGCGCCAGCCAATGGGTGGCTGGTAGTGTGCCAGGCCTGGCAGGTGGGGCAGTAGTAGGCGCGGCGGTAGCGCTCACTGGCCAGCACCAGGGCGCGGGCCTTGGTGGGCGTGTGGCAGATTTTGCCGCAGGAGGCTAACCGTTGCATGAGCGCTTATAGGTGTAGCGTCATAGCCAGTGTGCCACCATCGAAAGCATAGCACACGCGAAAACCCAGCGACTCATAAAGTGCCTGGGCTGCTGTGTTTTCTTCCTTTACGCTCAGCCCTAGGCCAGTCTTACCAGCATCGCGGGCATCTAAGACAATGCGCTGAAAGAGGTCGCGGGCAACTCCTAGCCGACGATACTGTTCGGCAACGAACACCGTGCTTACCCAGCCGCCCGCCTTCTGCCAGTCATTGATATCAACCGAGCCGATAGGCTGACCATCCAACAGGGCTAGGAAGGTGCGGGTAGTAGTCCCGTCAACTTCTTTGCTGAAGGCCGAAACGCGCACTAGGGTTTGATTTATAATTGTCATATCTACTTGCGCTCCTGCCGCTTGTGGAGCTGATAGCGGTAATAGGCTTGGTGGTTCTCGAACTCAATCAGCGTGTTTATCTCGCCCCAGGGGAGGCGCCAGAAGTAGGGCCACTTCGTTTTGTCGCCACCGGCCAGCGCGTTGACCACAGCCAGCGCATCCCACTCTTCCACCAGGGCTTCGAGGCCGGCGGCTTTTTCGTCTCCAGTGAGGGGGATGCGCTTGAGCTGGCTGGCATGGCCGCGGCGGATGGCATCGTACTGCTCAAAAAAAAATCAGTGATGGGCAGCGCCTCTTCGAGCGTGGCTTGGCTGCACACCCGCTCGGCAAAGTCTTCGATGGCATCGCTGTCGTAGTCGCCCCCGACGTAGGCCGGGTGGAAGACAATGGCCAGCGTGCGCAGGCGCTTGAGCATCGCCGGCAGCGTGGCATCCTGTAGCACGGTCCCTAGGTCGGTGGCCTGGCCGAAGGTGATGACATCGAGCGAGGGCAGCACGGGCAGGGCCCGCGCCGTGATGGCCGTCTCGCCGGGCAGGTAGAGCGTGCGCGGTAGCGTGAAGCTGGCGAAGTCGGGCACCGAGTTGGCGGCGAAGTCGAGCACGGGCAGCACCTGCTCATTGACGAAGGCTGCGGGCAGGTTCATCACCTGCTGCGGGCTCAGGTCCAGAAACACGCTCAGGAAGTTGTACACGTCGCTCTGCTCGGGTAGCTCGGTGAGCCGGGCAAACTGGCCCAGGGTCACTTTGCCCCAGCGCGTAGGTAGGTCGAAGGTGCGGCCGTCAGGCAGGGTCACAGGATACATTAGGCGGCCTCCTTCTCAGCAAGTGACTGGTAGTAGGCCTCGCGCACTTCGGGGCGCACATGCGCAGCGTCTGGGCCGAAAGCCTTGGGGAAGAGGTCGTCGAAGTAGGCCAATGGCATCACCTGCTTGAGCTCGTACACTTTGCCATAGGGCGACGCCAGGAAGTCGGCCAACGTGGCGTACTCTTTCTCCCCAGCGGCGCCTGGGTCGAAGACGCGCACGCTGATGTAGGCCTCGGCGCCACAGTCGAGGTGGCCGGCGGGGTGAGGCGTCAGCACGATGCCGACCGTGTGAAAGACGCTCTTGTGCCTGAGGCTATTGGTGTCGATGATGAACGGCACGTCGTAGCCTTGCAGGCGGGCCACGCCTTCGGGGCCGCCAAATAGCTTATCCCACAGCACGGCGGGCATGGGCACGGTGCAGGTGGTGTCGGCATAGAGGCGGTGCAGGTAGTAGCCCAGCTCGCGGGCCCGCTCTTCGAAGCGCGTGCTGTTGCACTCGGTCACGTCGTCGAGGATGCGGCAGTCGCCTGTCAGCGCGTGGAGGCTGTAGTACTGGCAGCCCCAGGGGAAAGGCTGCGGCGTGTGTTTCAGGTAGAGGTCCATTACTGGGCTTTGAAGGATTGGTAGGTCGTGATTGGCTGGGCCGCTGGCTTGCCGATGCAGTTGAGTGCCACGTAGCGCACGGGGTCGATGCAGTGATTGAAGGCGTCCACTGGCTCATTGGTACTCTTGCCCGTCTTGCGGTCGACGTACCACTTGTAGTTGGCCAGCTCCTTGCGCAGGTTGGTGCTGCGGCGCGTGACGTTGAGGTGGTAGCGCTTCAGGATGTCGATACCATTGCGCACCTAGTCAGGGCCCTTCAGCGCGCCCTCGATGCGGGAGTAGCCCAGGCGCCGCAGCTCCTCGATGCTCTTAGGCTCGGCCGAGTCGGCAATCATGCGCAGCTTGCGCGCCCCTAGGTCATCGGTGAGCAGCCGCAGGTCGATGTCGCTATTGGTGAGGCCTGTCTCATAGAGCACCTCATCCAGCCAGAGCTGGCCATCCTGCAGGTAGACATCGATGGCCGTCGTGGGGTCGTTCGTGAAACCGAAGTCCATGCCGCGGCCGAGGAACTTGGCGCCGCTGGGTATCTCTTCGCAGATGCTCCACTTCGTGAGCACCAGGCCCTCGATGCGGCCCGTCATGCCGCGGGCGTACACGCGCCACAATTCCAGGTCCTTCGTCTTCAGCGCCTCAATCTTGGCGTGCTCAGCAGGGCTCAAGAACGGATTGTGGCGGTGGTCGCTGATGATGACCTCGACATCGGGCTGACCATGTAGCTCGTGCGCCCAGAACTCGCTGTTGGGGTTGTAGTCGATGAAGGTGCGGATGCGCGTGCGCAGCATCAGCTCGTCGACTATTGGCTTGTCAATGCCGTTGGCCTCGTTGATGAAGAGGTAGTCGCGCTTGCCTGACTTCGCATCCTGGAAGTCATCGTAGGAGGTGAACTCCATGATGCTGCCATTGTGATACTCGTAGATGCGGTCGCTCTTATTGTAGCCCTTCAGCAGTGGCTGAAGGGGCTCCGAGGCACGCACGATGTTCTGCGCATCGCGGATAGCCCCCTTCTTGAGGTTAGGGATATCCTGGCCGACGACCGTGCACACCATATTGGGCGTGGCAGCCAGCAGCACGAACAGCACCTGCAAGATACTGATAGTCTTACCTGAGCTGGTGCCGCCCTGGTTGACGACGGCGGGCTTGGTGCTGGCGTAGTTGCGCTGAAAAACAGGGCTGACCTTAAACATCAAACACCTCCTTTTCTGAACTGGCCAGCGGCGGGCCCGAGGGCAGTACCTCTATGGTGAAGCTAACAGCCTGGGGCACGACGGGCGCGCCATCCTTGCCCGTCACCTCGTTGCGCTCGACATAGCCGCGCTTCTTGCCCTTGGTTTTGAGCAGGAAAATCGTAGCTGTGACGTCGGTGCCGATGTGCTTGGTGATGGGTACCACCAGCGGCTTTTTAGTTGTAACTGTCTTACCGCCTTTTACTTCAATGTGGTCAATGAGATATACCTTGCTGTCTGGCAAGGTGTATCCTTTGATAGCTTTATAAAGGTGAGACTCAGCGAAGTCGATGGCTACATCATCAATTTCAGCGACATCAGCCGCATACTTCTTATCGTTCTTGAGCCAGTTATAATGGGTACGACGTGGAATGCCAGCAGCCTTGCAGGCGGTTTCCACTACGCCCAGGTTGGCCCGTAGCGCGTCGAGTAAGCTTCTTTTTTGCTGTGCCAACTGTGCCATTTTCTAGCCTTCCCGTGCCCCTACACGCACATTTATGTAAGCCGCGGGGTACTTGCGGTCGAGTAGCTCCTGCACGTCGATTTCGGCCTGTTGCAGGTCTTCGGGCGAGGTGAAGGTGATAGTCATGGTCGGGCGCTGCTCATGCTCCTCCTCTTCCTCACCGTCGGGGCTGTCATCAGCACCAGCACCACCACTACCCGACTCGGTTGGCTCCTCCAGCCAATCCTTGGGCAAGTCGATGCCCCAGGCGCCCAGCGGCTCCATGCTCCACTCGTTGGCCAGGATTTCGAAGTTCCACTCGCCAAAGCTGGCGTTATCCTTGATGAGGAACTCGCGCTTCTGGTGCTCGGTCCACCCTAGAACCTGCAGGATGGGTATCTCGTGGTAGCCGAGGCGCAGGGCCGCGTGTAAACGCATGTTGCCCCCCAGTACGACGTTGTTTTCGTCGACTACCAGGGGGCGCACATGCAACATGTCGGGGAAGTCGATGAGCGACTGCACCAGTTGCTCAAAGCGATTATCCTTGATGAGGCGGGGGTTTGCCTCGTTGAGCTTGACCTGCTCAATAGGGACGACTTGGATGGTGGGATTCGACATATCCCGAAGTTCCTGACCAGGTTAGGCGGTCACAAACGGGAGGTGCCAAAAGCGTAACGGACTTGCAAAAAGCGTAACGCAATGTTATTTGGCGGCCTGTCGCAGCAGGTAGCGCAGCTGCACGGTGCTTATATTCAGCTCCCGCGCCACCGCCGCACGCACGCGGCAGCTGGGCCAGGAAGGGTGCTTGAGGCTGAGCTCAGCCACGCGCGTGTTGGCCTTAGTCATGTCGCTGGCCAGGAAGGTGCGCGGGGGAACGGGTAGCGGTGTCGAGCAGGCGGTGGCAGGGATAATGTACATGGGATAGGTAGCGGCGGTGGGTTGCAGAAAAGGATATCAGAGGCGGCCCTGGCAGTGCGGGCAGGTAGCGGGCCCAGGGCGGGCGGTGAGGATGGCCAGCGCTTCGTCGAACGTGTGCACCACGTAGTAGGGACTGCCTTTCCACTCATCCCGAAACCTGGCCTCGCCGGCGGTGAGCTTGCGGGCGCTGGGTGGCTGGGCGGGGTCCTTCACCTCTATGAGGAAGGTGCGGCCGCGGTAGCCCACGAGTAGGTCGAATGCGTTTTTCAGAACGTGGCAGTGCAGAATGGAAGCGCCGATACCGCGCAGTTGACGCACGATATCGGCTTGGTTACCATCCACGCGGGAGGCTTGTCGGAGCATTAGTATCTAAGGGTTTTACTCATGGTAAATGGGTGGTTCTACCTACTAGAGTGCGGAAACTGTGTGTGTCCTTTGTCCATGCCTACTGAAGAAAAACGCCGCCGAGTAGTAGCCGCTGCCCTAGCATGGACAAAAGGCACAGCGATAGCGCCTAATAGCTATGAAGAGTGGCTATTGGAGGA